AGCTACTATGTTCGGACTAAGTAACCCAATTACTCTGGAAGCTCCAATGCGTGTGTCTCAGGGTTGTGCCCAGTATTCGAACAACGCTGACGTCATAGACACTGCTATTCCCCTTTCCATTATGGCCCGGAATCAGTTAGAGCTTATGCCATCCCTGTCTCCTACTGACGCTGATGAAGCGTCTTTTGATTTCTTTAAAACCACCCCTGCCTTTTGGAAATCTTTCACTTTAAGTACAGGTGATACTGCTGGACTTAATATTTTCAATGCTTACCTTACCCCTGAGACTTTCTGCAAAACATATACCTACAACGCTAAGACTATTGTTTCGTCTACCCCCATTAGTTATCTGTCCCGTTTTTTTAATAATTATAGGGGTGGTTTTGTTTTCCACTTTAAGGTGGTCAAGACAGAGTTCCATTCTGGTAGATATGCTATCCTCTTCCAGCCCTTTGAGCCTTCCACCGGCATGAGCGCTGGTAACATTAGTGAGGTTAATTCTACTTTTTGTCATAGAGAAATTATTGACATTAGAGAGTGCACCGAGTTCACCATCCATGTCCCTTATGTTTCCGTTGTTCCGTATAAGCGTATGTGGGCTAATAGTAACGCTGGTGCGTTTGGAATTATACAAATGATATGCATCAATCCGCTTAACGCGCCATCATCTGTTTCTTCTACTGTTACCCTTTTGGTTGAAGTGTGTGGTGATTCTGAGTTTGAGCTCTCTATTCCTAGAAACTTTATTAGCCTTATGGCTACTCCCAACTTCTCTCAGTCCGGTTGGAAGCCTGTTAGAAATATAGGCTCTAGCGCTACAGACACTATGGTTGGTTCTACTGAGCTCAATAGTGATGATTCCATCAATGCTAGATTGTGCATGGGTGAGAAATTCACTAGTATCTATCAACTGCTCAAGCAATCAAGAGAGATAATTACATCCTTTTCGGCGGCGAACTTTTACAGCACTGATCCCTTTTATCAACCCTCAGACTATTTCACCACTATACTCCATGTTGCTGATAGCGCTGGTTCTGATGTTATGTCGATGTTGTGTCAGTGTTATTTGTACTCTCGTGGTTCCGTTCGTTATAGGCTCTTTGATTCCGCTCCTCCTGTGACAGCCACTTCGGCTATACTGATTACTACCAATGCTGGCACTGCGAATTTCTTAGCCCCAGCTTCTACGGCCACAAATTCCAATAAGAGTATGCGTCTCGCCTGTAATCCACAACAGCAAGGATGTACTGAATTTGCTGTTCCTGGCTACGCATCTTCTTTCACCCGAGTGAACCACACATTACTCACAAATTCCACCTCCGGAC